CCTAATTACTTCAATTCCACTTTCTGCTTTTGTTACAACTGGCTCACTTATAGATGGAAAACTAACAATTAATTGAACGTATTCTGTATTTGCTCCCCCTGGGGGTTCCTCCTGTACGTTGTCATACATCACTGGAACAGATGGAGAAAGACCAGCAAAAGCTGTTGTCATTTTTCTCTCAAATAAAGATCTAATTGTTTGTAAACTCATTTGATTTTTCCTAGTTCTTTAAGGATGCGTTTTTTTAAATCGTTTTTTTGTTGTGTTGCAATTGTTGTAAACCAAGCAACACCACCTGGCGCTCCTTTTGCATAAACAGGATCATATGCAACTCTTTGAGCATATGGAAGATTATTAGAAATGTACCAATCAGAATCAGAAGTAATCTTCTTTTGATAATAAGGAATATCTAATTTCATTACTCCAGGTTCAGTAATAACTCCCTCAGTTCCAACACCACCTGGATATTTTCTTTTGGCAGGTTTACCCCAATCTTTATCCCTTACTTGCAAATCAGGTTGATCTTTTCCAACAAACCAACTTGAAGCCATACGGCCAGTATCTTTTGGGTTGGCTTGAGATAGCTTTCCCTGTGTGAGAGCGATATGATCAGTCAATGCTTGATCTAAAGCTTTCCTGACCTGAGGCACCCAATCTTTTAAAGCCATTTTGGAGTCTTTTTTGGAGTCTTTTGAAACCTAGTCTAATGCTATCAATGGATTATAGAAAATTAGTTCGGACTCATAACCCGAAGGTCGCAAGTTCAAATCTTGCCCCCGCCACCAAATAAAAACCAAAGCCCTCAGGGGCTTTTTTAATGCCTCAAAGGGATTTCAAGGAATACATTTGACTTTCTTCTATTAAATAGTTGGTGATAGTTGGTGATACATGGTTATACTTGGGGAGATTTTTGGAGTGTTTTTTGGAGTGTCATGCCAAGATATAAACAAGTCAAAGGGTGGAATGAATACTCTAAAGAATTAAAAAAGGCTGGATCAAGATGGGCTATCAGAAAAAAAAGTAATAATCCATATATTTATGTAAGGGATAAAGACACAAACAAAGAAATCTCTTGCAAACCATTTCAGCATTTATCAGAAGAAGATATTGAAAAAGTAGTTCAGGCAATTATTGAAACTGGAGATAATGAATGGAATGGGATTAATGAAAATTCTGAGCAACTAACAAAAACAATTCTTCCTTCATGGGCAGAGATAGAAAAAGCTTGCAAGGATGATTGGCCTTTAAGAATGAAAGAAGGTTCAACCGTTAACCTTTGGGCTGGATTGAATGACTTAAAAAGAAATGATATTCCTAGAAATTTTGATGCTATACAGAACTGGGTAACAATTAAAAAGCTTGGGTCTAGTGCCTGTAGAAATAGACTAGATACTATAAAGCAAATAATTAAGGCTCTAAAAAAAGCAGATAATAAAAATCAGGAACCTACTTGGCTTACAGAAAAGCAATATCAAGATCTTAGGAGTCTCCACAATGAAAGGATTAATAGCCAGAACAAA